ATGAAACGCGGAGGTTCACCAGGACGTAGGAGAAGGTAATGGCGACCTCGGGGTCCACTAATTTTGAACTTGATGTAGCTGACTACATTGAGGAAGCTTTCGAGCGATGCGGTAAAACGGTGCGTACTGGGTACGACATGAAAACCGCAAAACGCTCTTTAAACCTGTTGTTAGCCGAATGGGCCAACAGAGGGTTAAATCAGTGGACCATCGATCAAACGACGATTACTTTGTCTAAAAACATTCGTATTTATCCTGGTGGTACTTTAACCATGACCGTAGCCGCTTCTGCCAATTTTACAGTGGGAGAAACGATTACAGGTGGAACAAGCGGAGCTACCTGCCAGATTACGAGTGTTCCTTCAGCGACAAGCTTTGCGATAACAATACCTACCGGTACGTTTTCTAACGGTGAAAACATTACCGGAGCGACTAGTGGAACAGTCACTACTTTGTCGGCTGCGGTGGATTTTTCCAATGTACAAAACACCATTGATATATTAAGTGTAGCGTTACGACGCGACAACACCGATTACTCTATACCTCGGGTAAGTAGAGACGATTACCTAACTATCCCTAATAAAAGCACCACGGGACGAGTAAGTCAGTTCTTTTTAAATCGATTAATTACTCCGCAGCTTGAGGTATGGCCTACGCCCGACAATGACACCGATCAGCTTATATTTAATCGTCTAACGCGGATAGAAGACGCGGATACTTTCATTAATACTTTTGAAGTACCCTTCAGGTTTTACCCTTGTTTAGCGGCGGGTTTAGCGTATTACTTATCTATCAAAATAGCGCAGGATCGCACGCCCGTGCTTAAAGCCCTGTATGAAGAAGAATTTGATAAAGCGGCGGTTGAAGATCGAGATAGAGCTTCTTTTACAATACAACCTGGATATGCTGGTTTGAGGTTTAATAGCTGATGAGTAAGTTTTCCACAGGAAAATACGCATTAGGTGTTTCTGATCGCAGCGGATTTGTGTATCGATTAAACGACATGAAGCTCGAATGGACAGGCTCCTTAGTAGGAGCCGACGAATGGGAAAAGAAACAACCGCAGCTTGATCCTCGAAAACACATTATGGACCCACAAGCTTTGCGGAATCCCCGACCTACGACACCTAGTGTGTTGTCTATCTATGTAGGGGTCCCGTTAGTTGAAAACCCTAATCTAAGAAACTTAACCGCTTTTGGGTTTGTAGGCGATGTTACGGTAACTACCGTCGAAAGTGGCGTTACGGTTAATTTGACAGGGGTTTCTGCCGCGAGTGCGGTAGGTTCGGTCACTGCTGCACCCATTACGGTTTTTGCGGTTACCGTAGCTAATCCAGGCTCGGGTAATAAATATTACATAGACGGTGTGCAACAAGCGACACTGACCTTGAACGAAGGATCTACATATAAGTTTGATCAATCTGATTCTTCTAATGGTTCTCCGACTCATCCGCTGCGGTTTTCAACAATAAGCGACGGTACATGGGGAGGGGGCTCTGAGTATACAACAGGTGTCACCACCAACGGGACGCCTGGAACTGCTGGTGCTTATACCCAAATAGAAGTAGCGGTTGGTGCGCCTACTTTATATTATTATTGTACTAACCACTCAGGCATGGGAGGACAGGCGAATACGCCGTAAGCTTATGAATAGTCGAGTTAATTTAGGTGCAGCTTGTCCTTTACGAATGAATAAAGGCGGTGAAGCTAAAAAATCAAAAGTTAATGAGGCTGGAAATTACACTAAGCCTAGTATGCGTAAGCAACTGTTTAATAGAATAAAAGCAGGTGGTAAAGGTGGTAATCCTGGTCAGTGGTCAGCAAGAAAAGCACAGATGTTAGCTAAACAATACAAGGCTAAAGGCGGAGGGTATCGGAATTAATGGCTCTTAAAAAATCGCAAAAGTCTTTAAAGAAATGGACTAAGCAAAAATGGGGCACAAAATCAGGAAAGCCCAGCGCAAAAACTGGAGAAAGATATTTGCCCAAGAGCGCCATTAAGTCGTTGTCACCTAAAGAGTATGCAGCGACAACACGGAAAAAACGAAAAGACACAAAAGCAGGTAAACAATTTTCAGCACAACCCAAGAAAATAGCGAAGAAAACAAGAAGACATAGATAATGGCATTTACATACGATCAATTGAAAACAGCGATACAAGATTACACGCAAAACACGGAAACGTCTTTTGTGACTAATCTGCCCGTGTTTATACGGTCGGCTGAAGAACGTATATTGAAGACGGTACAGTTGACTTTGTTTCGTAAAAATAGCACGGGAAACATGACGGCTAGTGACGAGTATTTAATACAACCTACTGATTTTCTGGCGCCTTTTTCTTTATCTTTTACTGATTCTAATAACAATAAACAGTTTTGTGACTTTAAAAGCGTAAATTTTATACAAGAATTTAACCCAGATCGCTCTGTTACAGGAGAGCCGCGTTATTACGCTAATTTTGACATTAATTCTTTTATTCTTGGCCCAACGCCTAACAGTTCTTACGCCGTCGAACTGCACTATTATTATCGTCCCACTAGCTTAACGGCAGGAGCCGGAAGCGGGGAAACATGGTTAAGTCAAAATGCCGAGTTAACTTTGTTGTACGGCTGTTTAATAGAAGCTTACGTTTATATGAAAGGTGATCCTACTTTAATGCAAGAATACGAGCAGCGTTATGCGGAATCTTTGGTGGCTCTGAAACAATACGGAGAAGCTAAAGAAGTTACTGATGAATATCGAACCGGAATGGTTGTACGGGAGAAAACATGATAACGAATGGTTTATCTTTGTCTGTTGGAGATGTAATGGTACACACTACTGAGAATCGGGGATTTACTCCTGAAGAAGTGGCCTCTCGGTGCGTAGATAGAATTATTAGCATTTCAGATCAAGCTAACCCTGTGTTGCAACAGCAAGCTCACGCTTTTAAAGGCAACATAGAAGGCGTTATTGCTCATTACATAAAAGAAGCGATTCAAAGCGATAGAACTACGATTTATAATGCGTTAAACGATGCTGGAGAACCCAAACTAGCCGAACTGATTAGGAGATTATGACATGGCTTTTACTGGAAACTTTATGTGTACTAGCTTTAAACAAGAGCTAATGCAGGGTATACACAATTTGTCTCTGTCTGGAGGCAATACTTTTAAGATGGCGCTCTATACAGATGCGGCTACTTTGGACGCTACAACCACGGCATATACTACGTCGAACGAAGTATCTGGCACAGGTTACAGTGCGCCTGGTAAAAATTTAACTAACGTAGATCCTTTGACCAGTGGCACTACTGCTTACGCGGAGTTTGGTGATCAAACGTGGACTACTTCTACGATTACTGCGCGAGGCGCGTTGATCTACAACGATACCGCTTCTGGCGATCCTTCTGTAGTAGTTTTGGACTTTGGGTCCAATAAATCATCAAGTGCTGGTGATTTTGCTGTGGTCATGCCTACGTTTAACTCTAGCTCGGCGTTGATTAGGATAGCCTAAGATGGCAGACGTAACCATCCGGTTAGACGGATGGGGCCAAAATAGCTGGGGTAATGACCCTTGGGGGCAGACTTCCTCGGGTGTTCAGGCTACTGGAGGAGTTGGTCAGGTTACGCTTGCAGGTGATTCTAGTGTAACCCTTACAGGAGTTGAGGCTACAACGGCAGTAGGAAGCGTGTTAGTTAACGTGATTTTTCACGTTACGGTCAATTTGACAGGTGTGTCGGCTACAACGGCAGTAGGCACAGCCACGGGAAGTATCCCAGTGACCGTTCCGTTAGAGGGATGGGGCATTGGAGATTGGGGTGACGCCGGATGGGGTTACTCTAATGCAGGATCGCAAGCCACAGGGGAAGTCGGCACTGTTGTTGCGATAGCGCAAGGAACGGCTAATGTTGATGGTGTAGAAGCCACAACCGCTGTAGGGTCCGTCACGACTACAGGCATAGCTAACGTAACGCTTACGGGCGTTTCAGCAACCGGCCATGTAAATGCAGTGACGCCAAGTATACCAGCAATTTTTGGTGTGACAGGCGTGTCAGCTACCGGAGAAGTTGGTACAGTAACGCAAAGTACAAGTATTACGGTGAATTTAACGGGAGTACAGGCGACGGGACACGTAGGCGGTACTTCAATGTGGATTGAAATAGTTCCGTCACAGACCCCGAACTGGGTTCCAATGGCAGCATAACGAGGATTTGAAATGGCAACTTATGTTAATAATTTGAGATTAAAAGAGATTGCCACAGGCGATGAGAGTGGCACTTGGGGTACTTCTACCAATACCAACCTTGAGTTAATCGGTCAGGGCCTTGGTTACGGCACTAAACAGATGTCTGCGGATAGTAATGAGACATTTACTATGGCAGATGGTGGTTCCGACCCGACTCGCGCTTTTTACTTAAAAGTTACTTCAGCGGTTAGTTTGACCACCACTCGCACACTTACTCTTGCACCTAACACCATTTCTAAAATGTGGATCATTGAAAACGCTACGAGCGGCGCTCAATCATTAAGCATTAAGCAAGGTTCCGGTAACGAGGTCACTATTGCGACGGGTAAGGCCGTTATCTTGTATACCGATGGCGCAGGAGCTACGGGTGCTGTAAACGATGCTTTACAGTTTGTAGACGTAGGCGATGGCACAGTAACTTCGGTAGGTGGCACAGGCACGGTCAACGGTTTGACGTTGAGCGGTACAGTCACCTCTTCTGGCGATTTAACACTGGGCGGTACGTTAGCCAATGTCGATTTAGCGGCAGCAGTCACCGGTACTTTGCCGGTAGCCAACGGGGGTACAGGTGCAACGACTATAACTGCTAATTCAGTTGTGATAGGCAGTGGCACTTCACCATTAAGCAGCGTAGCTCCGAGTACTTCGGGCAATGTATTGACAAGTACGGGTTCTGCTTGGGCATCTAGCGCACCAACAGGCCAACCCGATCCTACACTGACAGGTGTAAATTTATCGGTTACTGCCGGTACGTTTGTGGTAGCTACAGCAGGG